GTGGGCTGCAGTCATGATCGACACATAATTGAGCAATGAGTTCCCAAGAGAAGTATTCATCTCTCCACTAAAGCGCATTGTCGGAATGCGCATTCTGGTTCCAGTTGACATATGGATCATGGATTGTTCTTTCAACAATTCTTTCAAGATCGGATGTACAAACGCTGGAGTACATTTCCTATATAGCTTCATTTCGATCATTTCCTGTACAGTTTCAGTTGCTGCTGCTTCAAATGACGAATGGTCCGTCACCATATATGAAGCATTCACGCTGTATAGATAATCCTCGATATAAGCTGGTCTGTCTTTAGTAGGAATGTGTTTAGTGGTAAATGATTGGTGGAAGAACCAATCATTTATGGGACTGAAAATGGGTCCGAAGAGGACTTTACCGCTATCGCGGCGAGCACAAATAAATCGCGGTTTATTTTCTTTGGCATAACTCTCATTCTTCAAATGAGGATCCACAGTCATGTCAAAGTTTGCATCAAGTTCATGAACTTGTTTATGCAATTGTGCTTTACGCACCATTGTGTAAGGACGGCTGTCAATCCAGGCATGAACGCTGTCTGGTGACATAATGTCGTAAATTTCCTTACCATCAAGATATTTTGAGTAATCCAATGCTAATTCATTAATAAGACGATCAATGAATTCGATTTGATCAGCGGTGTAGTTCGCAATCCCGTTAGATACTGCGAGACGATATTCAGCTGCACCCTGGGCACATGCTGGATCGTTCCTATCAAACTGGAGATTGCGCATCGCTGGCATCTCATCGACCTCTAGCAAACTACAGCTATAGGTCACATTTGGTTTCTTGCGTAAACCAGTCTTGATGTGGAACCCTTCACGTGGTTCCGGTTTTGGTGGTAGTCCTGCTCCAGTGAATGAGAGGTGGTGTGCAACTAAGTAACGTGGCGTCTTGATTTTCTCAAGAATCACGGACGTGGTAAGGTAAATGAACGCCGCTACAATTGCCATCTGCAATAAGTAGGTCACCCACGTCAATAGGCGGTGCTGAGCAACCACTCGAAGTGATTTATACAGCCTCCTATATTCGCTTTTGCACGTGGCTTCGTTAGATTCTGCC